TAATTTATCATCTACATAAATTTCATCTATTGATTCTATTCCTGCACCACCACCTTCGCAAAGAACTCCAGCGATATAAAGATATTGATTATCAGAACCAGAACTCTCAACATAAACTCTTGTCAATCCAACTTGTCTTTTCCCATAAACTGTTGGTATTGGATTATTGTTTGCATCTTTATTTACTAAGATACCTTTAATTTCATCAGCAGATGATTGTCTAGGAGATTTTGGTTTTGGTGCAATTAAATAACTTATTGCTGTAGTTATTATGGTTGTTATGATTGCTGTTACGACTGCTTCTGGCATTATGCGTGAAATCCTCTTTTATATTTTTCTGATGTTCTGTAGATATGATTATCTTTTGACATTCTAATCCATTTAACACATTCATTAATTTGTAATTTTGGTTTAAAATATTCTTTAACCCAACTCATTATTTCTCTAGTATGACTCTTTGCAACAAAAGACATAACCCAAATATTCTTACCACAATTCCATTCATTGTCTTTTAATCTTCCACTAACTTTGTATCTTTGTTGAACTATATCATTCATGTAAGCCCAACTTGTAAATCCAACATCTTCATTTCCAACTCTATGAATTTGGTATTGATCTAGATTAAGTGGTGGAACAATCATTCCTACAATTTGTTCATAAGTATATTTATCATATCTTGGCATTTGTCTAAATAAATGCACTGCTCTATATAAATCAGTCATTAAGCTACTCCCCATTTAATCTTCTGTGATGTTTTAGATGCAAATTCCATACCTTCATCTGATGGAAAGTATAATTTTTGAGAATTAACAGCAGTTCTTCTTCCTGATACTTTTTCAAAATCTGCCCAGTGTGATGCTATAATAATATTAACTGATGATGTGGTTGCATTTTCTTCTAATGAGAAGTTTGCTATTCTTCCTTCAAATAATAAAAATGGGTCAGCTATTAAAGCACCACTATCGTCTAAGAAACCTCTATAAAGATTAGCAGGTTTGTTCATGTAATCATTGTTTAATAAAAGACTAATGATTGTTGTATCTGCACCTGAGAATTTTAATGTTAAATTGTTTACTGATACATCAGCAGTTTCTTGTACTTCTGAACTTCCTAAGAATAATGATGATGATATATATGTGTTTCCGTTAAATGTAAGATTAGCAAAATGATCTGTATAATATGTTCCAGCACCAATACCTAAGTAAATAAGTTCTACTGGATTTAATTTATTTGTAGCTAATTCTGCTATAACCGAAGCACTTAATGATCTAGTCATTACAATATCTCTATAAGATCAACTTCGTATTGGAAATAATTTTCTGTGCTTATATTAAATTCTTGAATATCTCCAGTTAGTCCAACAGTAAAATCTACATTAGAATAAATTAGTATAGTATTATCAGACACAGCAGTTCTTAATGGTGGTTCAAATGTTAATGTTCCTGCACCAGAACCATTTGAATTAACATCAGCTACAACCATGTAAACTTTGTTTTGACCAGTAAATCTAAAATAATCTCCAGCTTTAAATACTCCTGTTGTGCTATTTGCCATACCATCTATTGAGCAAGATGTTGCACCAGCACTTACTGAACCATTTACAGATATAACTCCTGAAGCAACTCCTAATGGTGAAGATATTGTTGGTGGAGAATATGTAAAAGATTCCATTTGTGATCTTTGTTTTAATATGAAAGCATTAATAGGTGCAAATTCTGCTCTAGTCATAATTGGAAATCTAAGTCTTAATCTAAACTTTTGACCATCTATTTGTCTTGCTTGTCGTCTGCCAGAAGCAGTAGTTGTAACAATAGTATTTTGATTAGATGATATTACTACATCTCTTGGTGCTGGACTTGATGGGAATGTACCACTCATACTACGTTAGATTTTCCTTTCGCATTAGCACCTTGATTAACTAAGTTAATTATAGTTGCTCTATTATCAATTAATAATTCTTTAATACCTCTAACATCATTTGCTTGAATATTAAATGTAATATTATTTCCACCACTTAAATCATGATTTGGTACGATAGTTCCATTTGATGAAGGTATAAATAATTCTCTACCACGTTCTCCAACTGTTATTGGCATACCACCTCTAACAGCACCACCTTCAGCAAATTCTCCAACTGGATTATAAAGATTTGGTGCATCTAATGGTACACTTCCACCACCAGCTAATAAATTAAATCCCATAGTAAATAAAGAACCAAGAAATCCACCACCACCACCACCCATAGATTGTCTTTGTGCTAGTAAAGCATTTTGTTTAACAATTTCTTGTGTTTGTTGTTTAGCAATAAATAATTTTAATTGTTCTATTGCTATCATTCCAAGTCTTATTAATTGTTCTTCAATTAATTTTTGTAATAAATTAACAAGTATATTCTGTGCTAATGTTTTAAAAGTTTCGTTTAATGATTTTCCAAGTACAATAGCTTCTGCAAGACTTTTAGAAATTCCTTTAACACCATCTACAACTGTTTTTCCTATTGTTGTGTAAATAGAATCAAAACCACTTTTTGCTACACCTAATTGTATATTTATAGCATTTAATATCTTTTCAAATTCGCTTATGTCTTTTGTTTCAACTTTTGGTAATTCAGGTAGCTTTCCTTGATCAACAGTAACTTCAACTGGCTTACCCATTATAGATTCTTTAAAATCAGTATAAGCTTTAGAAAGTTTTTGGAATATATCTTTTACTGTATTAAATGCTTTTACAACTGATTTTTCTATATAATCAGTTACCATTTTAAATGGTGCTAATAAACCAGATATAGTTTTCTTTAATATTTCTTGCCAGTCATAATATTCTTTTACAGCTACAGTAACTAAATTAAATGCACCAGCTAAAATATTTAAAGCACCTACAAATAAAGCACCAACTTCATTAATTAATGGTTGAATTGCTGAAAAAAGACTATTCATACTATCAATAAATGTATTAAGTGCTTTTGTATCTCCTAAAGCAAATAAAGCATTTTGAAGATTTTTGTATAAAGCATCTAATCTAGTTGATAAGTTATCTACTCTATCTGCTGACTTTGATGCACGTTCTTCTAAACCAGATAATAATGCGTCAAGAATGATTTTAGAACTACCAGCTTCTTGCGACATTTTCATTATCGCATCTTTATTTAATCCAAGTTTTTTTTCTAAAATATCAAATACTGGAACTCCATTAGCAACTAATTGTTGTAATGCCTGTATTCCAAATCCACCTTGAGTACCTCTTGCAAATAATCTTGTTAGATCATTTAATGTATCTACTTTGTTAATTGCATTACCAGAAGTTTTTGTAAATACGTTTAAAAGTCTTTCAGTTGGTTGAACACCATTTGAATATAATGTTAAAAATGACTTTGTTAAATCTTCTACACTAAATGTACTTTGCTTTGAAAAGTTTACTAAATATTTAAAAGCATCTGTTCCAGCTTGAATTGAACCAGTTGCACTAATTAGATTTGATCGTAAATCTTGAAATGTTTTTGTTGTGTCTATGATAGCTTTTACTGTTGTTCCAGTAGCAAAAGCAAGTATGGCATTTTTAAGAGTAAAAAAACTACTAGCTACATTATCTGTAGTATTGCCTAAACCTTTAATATTATTTTTTACATCAGTGAGTGCTTTTGAAGCATTATCTATTGCATTAAGCTTTATGTTTAACTGCTGATCTGCCATTATAAAGTTTCTCTTTTTCTGCCTTCACTTTAAAGTAAGCTATCCAATAATAAAATTCGTCTTGTGTCATAAGACAAATTTCTTCCATACTTTTGTTTAATTCCTGACCAAGAGAAAGTATAGAAAATAACTCCGTATCAGATCTTACTTTTTTTCAGCTTCCTCGTAAGAAACACCAGCTAACATTTCTGTTGCTACTCTAGCTATAACATTTGCATCAGCATTATTCAATAATACTTGTTTGTCATCTAGCTTAAATATTTTATTACCTTCTCCATCTTTGGCTTTTAAAACGATTGCATCTACTAATACTCCTAGATCATCATTCTTAGCACCTTTAAATAGGTTTCTTTTTTCAGCTAATGTAAATGGTGAGCAGTATATTGTTAAAGGTTTGCCTTCCTCGCCCCATTCAGCTACCTCAATCTTTTTAATTCCTAAAGATTCAAATTGTGCCTTCACTCTATCTATTACGTTCATATCTTCCTTTTCTAATTAATAATTAATTATGCAGTTCCTAAAGTTAAACTACCTGTGCCAGTAAATGTTACTTCAGCTTCTACCATGCCATCAAAAGATGCAGATATATTGCTACCAGTAATAATTGCATCACCATAGTAATACTTATCACCAGATGAAGCACCTTCAGGGTAAACTTTAATTGCTACAGATGTTCCTAAAACTAAAAGTAATTGACCTGCATCAGTTTCATCAAAAAATAATGATGCTGAACCAGACCAAGCTTTTAAACCAGCTTTATAAGTTCTAACTGAATCTCCCATTGAAGTATCTTCAATAGTGTCAGCAGATTGGTCTAAAGTATAACTTCTAAGTTCGCCTACTACTGTAGTGCCAACTTTGATTGTTCCTTCTGAACCAGTATGAGTTGCCATGTTGTTCTCCTTGTATTGTTAATGTTAAGGTGTGCCAGATGTGTATTGGTACATAACTCGCACCACCATTCTGATACCACCTATTGGGAATAAAACACCTTCATCAGTAGAAACTTCTACCACTTGAGTTTGTTTAGCATACCCACCTCGTGTTCTATCAGAATTTAATCTAGTTTCAATCGTAGAGATTAACTCATTACGTTTTGTATCAATATTTGTTGTAGTTCCTTTTACATATCCAACAATTACAAAGTCAGCAGTTGCTTGTCTTGTGATTGTGCTTGAAGTCATTGTTTCATCTGATCTTACTTCGTTTCCTGATTGTACAAAACAAGCTGGATATTGTTGTTCAGATAATTCATCAACATTAAAAGGTTCTCTAGTAACCTTCTTTAAAGTTATTGGAGATGTGCCAGTTGAAATCGCTGTTACTATATTAGATGCTATATCTTCTCGTTTACTCATATCTTGCTAAGCTTGTTATATGTTTGCATAAATACATTCATTACTGGTTGAATTTCTCTTGAACCAATAGCAAAGAATTTACGTTTCTTTTGGTTGCCTAAAGCTTTAACATTTTGAAATTTATTTGCAAAATAAATAACAGCATAATCTGGTTCTGATTTTTGAGTTATACTTGATAACATTTGACCAGAAAAGTTTAAGTCAGGATATTGTGTTTGTCTACCAGCTTGTTGTCTAAATGTTTTATAAGCTTCTGTATATGGTGGAAATTGATTTCCGTCTGAGTTTACTCCTCTTGCAGTTCTTTGCTTTATTAAACCAATTAAAAACTCAGCAGTTCTTCCTAATGCAGTTTTAACTATTAAAGGTTGTTCTCTTACTTGTTTTTCAAAGTTTCTAGCAACTTGTAATGAATTATCCTCAATAGTTAATTTCATCTAATTAGTTTAAGTCTATGATAAGGTGCTTTTTCTGCGTCTTGAATTGTATTAGAATCATCAGCATCATATTCAACACCATCTCTTAAAATAGACTCCATTTCATCAGCATACATTTGTTGGTAATGTTTCATCATAACTTGAAATCTATCTGGGTTATCATTTGAGTTAAATTTAGTAAGTTGTGGACAAGCATAAAAACCTATTACTCTAAATACACTTGCTCTTTTAAATTGTGCATCTGTTAATAGTGTTGCGTCCATTTCTGAAGTGTTTAAGATTGCTATATCTCTATAAGTTTCTTTTGCATAAACTGGAAACCATTTAATTCTTAATTCTCTTTCAATATCTGCTCGTGCTTGTGCGTGGTAATCATTTGGACTTGTAAAACTTGCTATTCCAAATCCTAAAATATCTGGTTGGTAAAATGTTAAGTCTGAATCAGTAGAAAAATTTGCCATAGTAATATTTAGTTGGTGGGGTTTTTACACCCCACCGATTTATTAATTAAAGAGCAGTATCAGTTTTAACTGTTACACCATAAGTGTCTTTTAATACACCTACTCCGTAAGTTATTGATGATACGATCTCAGTTGCTCTTAGAGAAGCATCTCTTTGAGTCTCAACTTTGAAATCTTCTTTTAATGCTAACCCTAATGATTGTGGGTGAAATACTCCACCGAATGAATCATCATAAGCATCAATAGAAATGTTTGCGTTTTCAAAAATATCAATACCAGCAATTCTACCGATATATCCATTTCTTAAAGCTTCATTTCCAATTTCAGAAATTGAATAACCAGAACTTGTTGTTGTGTAAGCTGGTTGAGTCAATGTTTTCTTTAAATTGAAAGTTGCTTTAGGGTGAAACACTGCGTAGTAAGGTGCAGGTACATTTGCACTTCTTAAAATCGCTTGTGCTTTGAAAAGCAAGTCAGCAGTTAGTTCAGTTCCAGCACCACCTTGATCATTTGCAGATGCAAAGTCGTCTAGTAAACCAGCTAAATCAGTATCAACTTTTTTAGCGATTGCTTCACCGAATAATTTTCCAATGTCAGCACCAACAT